TGGATGATCAGGGGGATTCCTATGATGAGATGATGTCCGGAGGCGCTGGCTTCTCCATCACCAAGAACGAGTGGAGTCAGCGTCGCGGTCGTAAGACGTTGCCGTTCTCCCCGTATGGCACGTTCATGTCTGACATCGGCGCTCGCATCGTTCGCGGTGAACGCAACCGTGTCGGCCAGAAGATGATGGATTTCTTCATAAAAAATCCGTCGAATGAATGGCGCGTCTTCAGTGACCGCAACCCGCCGCGCGACCGGAACGGGAACATCCGGCGTCCATCCCCCAAGGATGACAACTTCATGATCGTGAAGCGCGGCGGTGAGACGTTCTATCTACGCATCAACGACCCCCTGCTCGCGAAGGCGGCGAAGAACCTGAACCCGACGCAGATGAATGCGTTCCTAGAGTTCTCAAACAAGGTGACGCGCCTGCTGTCGCGCTCGTTCACCACGGCGAACCCTGACTTCTTCGTGCCGAACGTCTTCCGCGATCTGCAGTCTGCAGCGCTGAATCTCGGGGCCGACTCGCCGGGGCTGGCCAAGGCTTTCAGTAAGAACATCAGGGAAGTATTTAAGGCGAAAAGGACCATCGCTGCGTTTGAATATGGCGGCAAGGGCGGAGATCCCGCTATGCGTGACCAGTATGAGCAGTTCAAACTGGACGGTGGCTCGGTGTCGTGGGCACAGCGTGAGACCCCGCAAGAGGCGGCTGCCCGCATTCAGGACGATCTGAAGACGCTCGACGAAAGACTGAAGGACATCAAGGACGCCAAGGGCGCCAAGCAGACCATCGACGCGCTGTGGAAGCCTACGAGCAAGGGCTTCCGCGCGATGGTTGGCGCTCTCGAAAGCACCAACGCCATCTTCGAGAACGGGATCCGTTTCGCCGCTTATCGCGCCGCGCTCGACGTGGGCATGACTCGCGAGCAGGCGGCCATGATCTCGCGCGAGGCAACCGTAGACTTCAATCGTCGGGGTGAGGCTGGCGCTCTGCTGAACGCTCTGTACGCCTTCTTCAATGCCGGCATTCAGGGTAGCGTCCGCACGGCGCGGGCTCTGTCAAACAACCCGTTCAAGACTGGTAAGCTGTCGAGCACTCAGGCGGCGCTGCTTGGTATGATGGCCACGGCTGCCACACTGGCGGCTGCCAACGCGGCGATCTCCGACGAGGACGATGACGGCAAGCTCTTCTGGGACAAGATCCCGGACTACGAGAAAGAGCGCAACCTCATCCTCATGAACCCCTTCAACGGGAGGAGCTATTTGAAGATCCCGATGCCCTACGGCTTCGGCTTTTTCCCGTATCTGGCCACCCGGACGATGGATGCTGCCCGTCGCGGTGACGACCTTGGCGCAGCTGGGATGGACATCGTGACCGCTGCGCTCGGGAACTTCTCGCCTGTGCAGTTCAGCGCCGGTAGCGTGCAAAGCTCCGGTCTTCGCGCCATAACGCCGACCGTGTTTAAGCCGCTGACAGAACTAGCTTTGAACGAGAACTTCATGGGTAAGCCGATCTACAACGAGCCGTTCGACAGGGGGCAGTCCTACGCCTCTGTCGCCCGGTTCAATACGCCTGAGGGTTACAAGGATCTGTCTCAGTTCCTGAACGACATCTCCGGTGGAGAGGGCAAGATCAAGGGCGGAATGAATTTCCCTGCCGAGAGCTTCGAGTACCTCCTTGAGTTTGGCCTCGGTGGTGTGACTCAGCTTGCTAAGTCCATCTACAAGACCGGCGCAGAAGGCGAGCCCTTTGCGGCCCCGGCTCTTCGCCGTCTTGTCGGCCAGCCGGGTAAGGGCAGGAATGTCGGTGAGTATTACGAGCGCGAAGAGAAGGCGCGCTCTGTGAATCAGCAGTTGAAGGATTCAGTCGGGGCGGAGCGGCGTAAGCTGATTGAAAAGTTCCCGGTGGATACTAACCCCCGGGTGCAGTCCGCCCTGACCTCGGCCCGGTCTGCGGTTAAGAAGCTGAACGAAGAGCATAAGCGCATTCGGAATCTGGACATTGATGAGGGCGCGAAGGCGGAGCGCCTTGAGGCTCTTCGGGAGCGCATCGACGGTGAGTTCGTGCGCTTCAACCGGGTCTATAATCAGGTGGAAGAGGCGACCCGTTAAGGCCGCCTCTCTCATTCCTCAGAACGGGACTTCGTCGTCCAGCGGGCGCTGCGGTGCTGGCTGCCGCTGAGCGGGTGCTGCTGACCGCTGCTGGGTAGGCTGAGCGCCGTCCTGCTTGGGCTCATACATCGAGACGATGATGCTCTCGCGGCCATCGTTGCCGCCGACACCAGCAGGATTGAATGTGCGGTCGAGCAGGATGTAGGGGCCGTTCTGCCCATCCATCACGACGCCGACGTTCTTGAAGCGGCCCTTGGTCTGGCCTTGGCCGTCAGTGTATTCGCCAACCTTGACGACCAGATCGTATTTCTTACCCATTCACTCTCTCCTCAGTTAAACAGTTTGCGCAGCTTCAAGGCGCCGCGCGGTGCCATCAGTTCGGCTTCGTCGAGATAGCCGTTGTGCAGATCTCGCCACTCGCCCCGCTCTTCCGGTGTCAGCTTCGCGACGATTTCGCATGCGGCCTCGCACCATTCATCCCAATCGACCATGTCGCCTTCTTCCTGCGGCTCCAGAATGTCGATGTGGAGTTCCTTCTTCTGGCGCGGTGCTGCCGTTGTCTTGGCGGCCAGCTTCTCTTCGAGGCTCTGCACCTGCACTTCTGCAGCTGGGGCTTCCTCGAAGTCCGTGATGTCGACCTCGTTGCCGGCGTACTCGTCAGCTTCGATCACGCCTTCCGCCTGATTGTCCACGGCCACGGCGCGCTGCGCTTCGGTCGAGAGCGGCATGTACTTGCTGGCCCGGCGGACAACGGTCTTGCGCCACATCTCGGCTTCGTCCGTCTTCCACGGGCCGACGATGTTGCCGTCCTTGGTCTTGGCCGATGAGCGGTCACGGATGGCAAGGATCTGTTCTTTGCTCATCACCTCGAACTGGGTCTCGCCGTTCTTCAGTTTCCACACGCAGTAGGCACCGACCATCGCGCCGCGATTGGACAGGCCGTGCTTGTGGACGATGCTGGAGTCCAGACCTTCCACAACCTCGAACAGATCGTTCTCGTGAACCAGCCGGCTCTCGATCTTCAGCACCTCACCTGACTGCATGGCCAGCTTCATCAGGCCCTTATAGCGGGGCCGGAATTGCGCCACGTTCTTCTTCAGGCGGCCATCCCACACCTTCAGGATGTCTGCCTCACCCATGTTCTTGTTGAGGCTCAGGCCCAGTTCTGCGGCGCTCAGGCATGCCTTCAGCAGCGAGCCACGGTCGCAGTCCAACAGGTCCATGTTGTCGGCCACAGCGGCGACGACGATGCCTTGGAACTTATCGACGGTCATGGCCTGCGGGAGCAGGCTACGCAGGTGGCTTTCGCGCATAGCGAGCTCCTGCTTGAACCGGTCCATCGGTTTGGCCGGGAGGTTACTTGTTTGCATTGTTCTGCTCCTCTTCCATGTCTTCGATCATGAGTTCAATCGCGCGCTCAACGGTGGCGCGCAGGGTGGGCTTGAGCGGGTGGCGTGCAGCCACTGAGCGCAGCTTGCCCAGCAGTTCGCGGTTTACCCGCATCATCACGTCTTCTTTCTTCATCACAGTGTACCTTATCATTTTGAAACCGTTAGCTTCTTGTAGCCAGAACGGGCGCCGTAGAACGTGCCGATCATCTGCTCCGTGATCTCGGTGCCAACCGACGCCTTCACGGTGCTGATCGACAGCTTGCGGTCGCCGCACTTCACGACGGCCTTGTCCTGCGATGTGTTATGTTTCTTCATCTCCTCGATGCTGAGGGTCAGAAGCTCGGTCTTTGCCTCTTCCTTCTTGGCCTTGGCCTCCTTCTCAATGGCAGCGTTATCCAGATACTTCTGGAACAGGTGGGCGTGCTCATCACCCAGCGTGATGTCGGACATGGGCACGAAGTCCAGCAGCCGCACGACCGCTTCTCCGTCCTTATTGAAGTCCACCGGGGGTTCTTGGCCTGCTCGGACGCTGTCCCAGAACGCAGCGACATGAGATTTAATTTTCGAAATTATTTCCTCGCTGCGAGGAACCTTCATGCGGCGCGGCTCGTTCCGTATCAGCGCAATCAGCCAGCCATACTCAGCGCCAGTGCAGGCCATCTGGTGCAGAACCTGAAGGACGTAGTTGTCGGGAGCGGAGGTGATCGTGTCACCGTCGTACTCCCAGCCGTCACCGTGGGCCGACCACTTGATCTCGACCGGGTGACCACCGTCCGTCTGGAAGTCCAGTGACGCGCCCATCCCGGGGCAGTCATCAGCCGTGAAGTAATCGACGACCTTGTCGATCTTCATGTCCCAGCGGTGAGCCGCCCAGTTAGCGATGCCGCTTTCGAGGAAGGTGCCAGCCTGAATGGACTTGTTGCCCGAGAGATCCTCGGGTGGCAGCTTGCCAGACTTCTCCATCCACACTTGCCAGAGCGTCGTGAACGGGGACATGTCGAAGAGGGCGGCGACTTCGCTACCCCCGATGTGTTGTGATCTTATCTCGTGCCAGTGCGTCTGGTCACGGACGGATACTGCTACCATGTATGCCTCCGGTATTGTTGTTGTGGGCTTACAGGCATACCGCTGTCTACGGTTTTATGTCAAGCCCCTTGTAAACATCGTCGAGAGAGCGGGCTAAGATATAGATTCCGCCACGTCTTTCCCATGCGACCTGCCACGCAGCCTGCACCTGACGCTGCTTACCGCGCTGTGCTTTTACCTCGATTGCGAACGCGCGACCGGGGGCGATGACACCCAGCAAGTCCGGGGTTCCCTCTGGCGCCGACTGAATCACGCGGGCCCCGCCATCCAGAGGGCGGAACTTGCCGACGTTGATGCGGAACATCATGATGTCCGTGCGACGCCCCAGAGCGAGGCGGATCTCGGCTTGGAGGATTGCTTCTTTCATGCCGTTGGCTTCCAATCAAGGATGTCATCGATTGAGATGTGTCGAACCTTAGGTTTCGTTTCATCATACATAATATGTATGGCTACACCTTTGTCCGTTTTTTCAAATGCAATCTTAGCGGGTATGCAGGGGCCGGTGGTAATCCACTCTCTCATAAGCCTCTCAGACTGCACGAGTAGCCACTCTTCAAAATCGGTACTCATGCCCGCGACTCCACCTTGTAATCCTTCACCACGATGCCGTCCGTGCCGTTGATCATCGCGGCTCTGACCCACGACTTGCGACCCGACTTATATGTCCGCCAATGGCCACGACGCAGGTGAGCGACGGGTGATGCGTGTGTGCCGCCCTTGCTGACCTCCGACACCCGGCGCTTCCCGGTGATCGTGATGACCTTGTAGGTGTAGAGCGGCCTCTTCCCACGAATCCGGCGCTGCCTTGCAAGCTCGGCGTCGGGACGGTGGTCGGTGAACTCGGTGTCGTATTCCGCCAGAGCCTTGCAGAAGTCCATGTAAACGGACAGTTCTTGGTTCAGGTTCCGCAACTCGGCGGCGATGTAGAGATCCAAAGACATCCAGCTGCCAATCGCTCCATCCCACACCTCCCCCGCTGCAAGAATGTCGTCGGTGAGCACTTTGGCTTTAGAGCGACTTAGCGCGATCTCCTTGCCATAGTAGAACCGCCAGTAGATCATTGGCGGTATCCATTTGCCAATTTCGTCCTTGATGTAGGAGGCGTAGAGGACGACGCTGTCACCCTCATCAACCGCCAGAACCAAACGCTTCGATGACCGGAATTCATCAGCGTGAAGCGCTCCGTCAGCCGTGGAAAATTCAATGACGGTGGTTGGGAATGGCGGCTTCAAGACATCTGTGGATATGAGCACGCTATCACCAGAATCTGGCATCACGTAACCGTTCTCGGGTAGTTTAAAGTGAACCGCATGCGAGTGCAGCCGCTTCCGCAGACGCCCAAAAAACGCGGCCCCCTGAGGGTTTATTTTCATATACCGCGTCAGGTCATCGCAGAACTCGTCGGAAAAATATCCAATGCTCATTGCAGCGTCACCCCTTCCGTCTCACCGCTCAGGCATTCCATTGCGGCGTTGACCGCTGCGGCCATCGCCACGAAGCACCTGCTGGCCTCCATCTCCTCGATGCCGCGCTCTTCCTGCCACTCATCCAGTGCCCGCAGCAGACCAACTGACAGCGCCTGTATCAGCGAGAGTGGTATCAAGACCGCATCGAGCCCTGATTCGTCCCCGTTATCGTCTTCCATATCGACACCCTCTCTTCCTGAGTAAGTCCGTTCGTGGTCGGAACGGCTCGCGTCCCCACCTTCTTCGCAATGCGCGCAGCCTCCTGACCGCAGATGACATTGTATGCCCAGAGCGTGGGGTTCTTATACCCACGCTTGCGCCCGACACTGGTCAGCACCTTGAACTTGTTCTGAAGCACGCCCTCTGCGGTCGTCATGTCCTGCTCACCATCGCGGGACGTCACCACCAGATCGCCATCGATGTGCTTCACCATCCGCGGCTTCACGGGATAAACGTAACCGCACACCGGGCAGGTCGGGCTTGGCTTGTGCATGGCAAAGCAGGCAGTGCAGGTTCGCACCGTCTCAGCCTTGTCGCCCTTACCGCGCCCCTGAACGAACCCATCAGCCAGCGTCCACTCGCGGTCGTCGTCGATGAACCCATGCCGCGCCGTGTTGCCGGCGTGATCGAGGATGATGGTCTTCTCCTTGTCAGGGTGGGGTCTGATCGCGCGCCCGCATTGCTGTAGATACAGCCCCAGAGACTTCGTCGGGCGCAGCAGGATCGCCACCTCCACAGCCGGCAGGTCGAAGCCCTCGCTCACCAGATCGCAGCTGGTCAGAACCTGCACCCGGCCTTCCTCGAACGCCTTCAGGACGCCGTCGCGTTCCTCTTCATTCATGCCGCCGTCGATGTGGCTAGCCGTGTAGCCAGCCTCCCGGAATTCTGCAGCCACATCCTTGGCGTGCCTCACGCTCACGCAGAACGCGATAGCCTTCTTGCCCGGCGCATACTTCCCGTAGTGCTTGACCGCGCTCCCGGTGATGACGGTCTTCACCATCGCCTCCTCAAGCTGCTTCTGCACGTAGTCGCCCATGCGCGTGCCCACCCCGTTCAGATCCGGCGCGCTTGGCGCATAGACGATAGCGTGGGATAGAAACCCCTGAGCGGTCAATTCAGCCACCGTAGGGCCCATCACCATGTCGTCGAACATCTGACCCAGCCCCTTGCCGTCGAGGCGCTCAGGGGTGGCTGTGACGCCCAATACGCGGGCACGGGGAAAACCAATGACGACCTTGCCCCAGCTGGAGTCAGGCGTGAAGTGATGCGCCTCGTCCCCGATGATGAGATCGAACGGCTGCATGCCTTTGATTCGCTTCACGAGCGTGAACACGGAGGCCACGACGACGTTCGCCGTAGGCACGCCGCGATACCCGCCGGCCATCACCGCATGCGCCACGCCGACCTTCTTCAAGGCGGCACTGATCTGCTTCAGCAGTTCGCGGCGGTGGGCCACGATCAGGATGCGCTTGTTGTTCCGGGCCATGCCGGCGGCGATGTATGAAAAGATCACTGTCTTCCCACTGCCGGTCGGGCTGACCAGCAGGGTGTGCTTGTGACCAGAGCGAAAGCTATCGCGCACCGCCTGCACGGCGGATTCTTGGTAATCTCGAAGCTGCATTGTATGTCCTTGTTTGGCAGACACCTTGGCCCGGTCTGCCAGCGGGGGGCGACGTGCCGACTCTCCAATGTTGGAAAGTCTTCCCGGCCCGTCCAAGCTCTGATCAGTCTTTGCGCCGGCCCTTGGCGATACGCCCGGTCTTTCGGTCGCGATGGAACATCGTTTCGCATTCCATCTTTAGCTCGTGAAGCTCACGGCGCAGCTTTCCCTCGACGTGCATCAAGGCAAAGATAGCTGCCAGCAGAGCAAGTGCAATCAGAATAGTCATCGTTCGCACCTCCATATCTCGCTGGACGTAGCCAGATTGCTCGGCCAGCCGGTGTCCTCAGTGAAACTGCGCTCCTCGAACAGCAGCATATTCGTCGGTCGGATCAGGAGCCTGTCCCCCTCCGTCCGCATAAACATAAACTCTTTGCTCTGCTCCGGCGCCGCGCTGAACCCATCGTCCCGCGGGCAAGCCGTGAACAGATAGCGCGCCCGGTGATCGGTGCAGTCATAGCGCGCCGTGAGATCCGAGAGATACGCATAGCGCACCACGTCGAACCCGTGGCCGTAGCAATCCCACACCTGCGCCTGCCTCAGCGTCCAGTGTGGCTGACCGGGCTTGGGGCTGAACGCAATCGCATGGGGTGGGACACCGCGATAAACGGCGCCGCACTCCAGCATGACGTGGCAACCCCAAGCCCGACCCGGTTCACTGCGTATGGCGAACCACACCGCAGGCTCCCAGCCTTCCCCATCGCGCCGGATCAGGGCGCTCGACACCCAGACATATTGGTGCAGGGGAATGTCTTGGCTACTCATGGCCAGATGTCGTCGTCGTATAGCATGTCCAGCGTCTCCTGCTCGGTCGCCTTGTTACGGACGATGAGAAAGATCGCAGTCGCAAACGTCGCGACCATGACTGCCAGCAGGTATCGGCCCGACATAATTACCCGTCGATCTTCAGCGGGCAGATGCGGTAGCCGACGTTCAGCACGGTGCCGTTGTCATAGCGGCAGAAGTGGTCGCCATTGGCATACCACTCAGCAACCAGAAAACTGGGTAGGGCATATGCCGGACTAGCGGCGCCAATTGCGAGCGCGGCAGCGATAATCAGTTTCTTCATTCTCTCTCTCCTCAGTCAAAGCGCCAAACGCGAACGCCACCTTCAGCATTACGCACAACAAACTTACGACTCAAACGACGACCGGCGTGTGACGCAGTGCTGCTCATCGAACGAAGCTTCGCGCCGTCGACAAAGAAACTCTGGCCCACATTCAGTTCGTTCCAAGGATACTTCGCCCGGCGCTTGCGGGGTTGCCGCTCAGCAGGGATCTCGTAACCATCTTCAATTTTAAACGTCATTCTGTCCTCCGGTTTTTTCATACTCTACGGGTTCTACCCGCCGTTTCAACTCATAAATCACGGCGCAAACGTTCTTCTTTGAAGATTTTTTCAGCCTCTGAACGACTAACACCATACGTATACGCCAACTCGTGCGGCTCGCGCGTCATCAACACATCATCAGGCCAAGCACGCACCATCTTACGCGCTAAATCCTGCCCGCTAACCTTCTTCATCGGTCCCATACCCCTACTGGCCACTCTTCCTTCGGCATAAAAATCGCGCGCGACATCGTCCCCTTGAAGTAGACCGAGTTTACGCTCCTCTTCGCGGCAGGGTGGCGCAACAACACGCCCACCCACCCCTCGTGATAGACCGACGCATCCATAATTCTATTCAGCGACGTGATGCTCTGGCCGATCCACACCCCCGTCGGAACGGCATACTCGCGCTCGACCTTCAGCCCGTAACGCGCCAGCGTGTCGTCGGCCACCTTCAGCCGCACATCCGAATGTTCATCCATTTTAAAGCAGATCAGCAGCAGTTCCCCGATGGTCCGATCCTGCATGCCCTGCGCCGTCTCAACCCGCACCGTCGCCTGCACGATGTGATTCAGCAACACCTTGTCCTCGCGCTCCGTCTTGACCGTCAGGAACTCTTCAAGGTTTATCGTGGCCAGATAGTTCTCGCACTGCTTCATATCCAACATCTTTGTGCTGTAGAGACTGTAGCACCCAGCCAGCAGCGTCCCAATCTGATCGCCGATGCGGCGGTTCGCCAGCACCGTGGCAATCGTTTCCTTGAAGACCGAGATGTTGTGGCGCAGCGTGAACAGGTTTTCCAACTGGCGCGCCAGTAGCCGCTGCGGCATGTCCTTCGGGATCGCCAAAGTCATGGCCACGAAGTCTTTGAAGTCCTCTTCCCTCTTGCGCCGCTCCTCAGCCGTGAACGACTCCACTGGCCTGAGCGTCAGCACCGCCGTGCGCGTCAGGTCGGCGGCTTCCTTCAGGCCCACGCCAATCGACGACATCAGGAACGAAGACCGCATCGTGAACGAATGCCCCTGATGGTTCGCAGACCCCTTCAGAATCCGTCCCCGGGTCTCGCTCGACGACTGCCGCATCAGATCCATCACGGCCTTACGACGCGCCGCCGACGCCATCTTGGCTTCTTTGTCGCCATTCTCCGCTTCGTCGAACACCACCGGTATCGAATCGTTCCCGATCCACTGCCGGATCCCGGCCTCGGTCGTGGCGCCCAAAGGGTAAATCGCCACGGTTCCAATCATAGTTCCCACCATTTCCACGACCGTGGACTTCCCTGAACCTTGGTTTCCCGTGAGCCACACATGCGTTCGCCAGTCCAGTCCGCCGCACACCACCGCCGTCGCAATCCAGCCGGCCAGCAGGTCGCCGTGGATCGGCGCTTCCCAGCGCACCTTGTTGCACAGTTCACGGATCATGCGGCCATCGTCGTCGGTCGCGCGCACGTCAAACTTATCGACATCTAAGATCAAGTCGGCTCCCAGCGTGTAGTTGTAACGGCTCTGCAGTCGGACATGCTTCACCTCTCGCGTTTCACGGTCGGGACGCGCCACCAGCAGCTTATTCCCTGAGTTCAGGATAGCCCGCGGCCCATCCTTGTCGTCCAGCCAGACACCCCGTCCGCGCAGCCGGGCCGGGTTATACACGCCGACATCCTCGCACTGCTTGATCACCATTGAACCGGCTTCTTCCCAGTCGATGCCTTTGACGTCCGTTTTTCCCTGCAGCCATGCCCAGTGGTTTTTGTCGGCATAGACCGCTAGGCACCCAGCCCTCGTCCGCAGGCGGTCAATGTGAAAATCAATCACCTGCTGCCGATTCTGTAGATGCAAATAATAAGTGTCGTGGTCAAAGCCTAGCGGGCGCCACTCGCGTGCGGCATTCTCGTCGGGATCCTCAATCGCCTCGATCACTGCAACCGTCGCCTCCGGCACCGCCGCGCGCATCAGTTCCCGGCGCAGGATGTCCGTGACCTGCTGCGGCTTCACCTTCAACGGCAGGGTGTCCGCGAGATCCCATCCGTCCGGGAACACCACACTCAGGGTAACGATCGACACCGGGACGCGGTGCTCGCCCAGTATCTTCTGAATCTCCAGCGCCGCCTCGATCCCCGGCGTGTCGTTGTCTGGCCAGATCACGCAGCTATGCCCAGCCAGCAGGCTCCAGTCCGTCTGCTCGACAGCCTTCGCCCCGCCCTGCCACGTCGTAATGACCCAGCCCTCAGGCACATATTGCGCTGCACCATCGGCGGCCTTCTCGCCCTCGACGATCAGGACAGGCGCAGTCGGCGACGCCGCCAGCAGGTCGCCGTTATACAGCGGGCGCCCCTTGCCGAACCCGGACGTGAGAAACTTCTTCCCGTCCCAGACAATCGGCCTGATCTCTTTGCGCGCACCCGGCGGATTCCACCGTGCCACCGCGCCAAACGCGGCGCCATCAGCCATGCGGTAGATCCACATCGCATCAGGCTCCGGGCCGAGAGACTTTCGCAGCGAGTCCGGGATCACCACCGGCTCAGGCATCGGCGTGACGATCTCGGCCTTAGCCGTGATGTCCTCAGCAATCGCCAGTGCCTTCAGGTCTACCTTACGCATGGGTCAGGCCCAGCATTTCGGCGAAGCCGTTGATGGTTTCCTGCAGGCTGTCGCCGAACAGCTTCATGGACAGGTCAATCATGTCGCCCTTCTCGCCGGTCGCGAAGTCCTGCCAGCGCCCAGTGCTGAACGATACGCCCAACGATGGGTTTCGGTCGTCGCGCCACGGCGCACATGCTAAATACCAACCACCCTGTCGCTTGCCGCGCGGCAACCAGTCCCGGCACAGCGCCTCGATGTGAGACGGACTCAGGCGATCCTTGATGTCACGGATTGTGTATGACCGGGACTTGACGGATACGGCGGGGGAACAGGGGGGAGCACGCCTCCCGCCGCTCTTGTGGTTTTTAGGCAAGCCTTGGACATCGCCACAATTCCCGGTCATTTCGATATTATCCCTCTATATCCGCGCCGTCAAACGCGGGGGCGCTAATGCTACAGTTTCAAATTGAACTGACAAGCCTATCAGCGAAATTATTCTCTAACGGTCAAGCGCCACAGCAATCCCATAGACCGCCGCCAGTGCGCCCAGCATGCCCAGCACCGTCGCCATCAGCCCGCCCTCCGGCCCAGCCGCGCCTCCACCGCACGGCGCAGCATCAGCGGGGTAAATCCCCACATCCGCATCGCCGTGCTGTAGTGCTTCACCAACTCCGCAATCTCAGCGTCAACGGCATCCATCTGCGCCTTCAGCGCATCGCGCCTGTCAAACGCCGCAGCCGCGGCCACAATCGTTTCATTCTCAGTCATGCTCCCGCTCCCTCTCAGTGCTTCGCCGCTGGCCGCATGCCGTATTCCCGGAGCAGATCCAGCGCCCGCTCCATCTCGGCATACAGGCGCCCCGGTATGATGCTGTCATCCGTGAAGGCGTCGAACGCATCCACCAGATTGTCCAGCACACGCAGCGCCCGGCCAGCATCGCGCGCCGTCAGGTCGCCCGGCTTTTCCAAGTGCATCGCGCCGATCAACTGATCCCGCGAGATCGACGTTAGCAAATCACTCAACTGCGCCCACGCCTCCGTCTCATCCTCGGCCCTGATGCCGAAGCACAGATTGAATTCATGGTGTTTCATATTTCCCCCTCCCAATCGATTCCGTCAGTCAGTCCGTAAATCGCGTCACGCAAATCCTTCGGCAGCGCCGCCGCATCCACAGACACGCCCAGTATCTCAAGCTCGTCGATCTCAGCGGTCTCCTGCACAGGCTCCCACCATGATGGTGAGCGCGGCACACCGTAGTCGGCGCGCTCCATCTGGCAGACGAACGTCACCCGCAGATCGTCGCTCTCGTATGTCGCAGTCGCAATCATCTCATTCACTCCGTCACGGTGATAAAACTTCTCGTCGGTATCAGCACCACGCGCTCGACATCGCGGCTGTCGCCCCGGTCATAGCGGCCCCCGGTGGATACCGTGTGTTCGACAGGCACCTGAACGATGCCCAGTTCATCCGTCCACTGCACCGCCAGCAGGGCGTCAGCGCCCCTCGCGTCGATGGCGCAGAGCGCATTGTATTTATGCTCACTCAGCAGATAGGTTTCGTATCGCGCGCGCTCATTGCGGCGGACTTTGATCTCAACGACACGGGGTCGCGGCTGGCAGCGGAACACGGCATCGTATGACGCGAACGGATCTCGCGGTGCAGTGGCAGGCAGCCCGAAGGCGCGCTCCAGTTTTGCGATGACGCCCGCCTGATTGGCGCGATCCGCATCGCTTTCATAGACGGGTCGCGTCATTCCCCCTTCTCCTTCTTCATCTGCCTCAGGTGGCCCATGCTCCGCGCTCGACCATTCGCCACAGCCCGTGCGTGTATCTCTGGCCGGTTCTTCTTCAGCGCCTCGCCAAATCTCGATAGACAGCCCCAGCCACACGCCCGGCCCAGTTCCGAGAGAGTCAACGTCTCGTCATACTGGCCCGGCGCTGGCAGCGTTCTCGGCCCGCGACGGCGGTGCAGCCCCGTGTCCTTGCGCCACAACCGGACAGTCTCTCGATCCACGTCCAGCCGCTGCGCCAGTTCCTCATTGCTGCGATCCGCCAGCGCCGGGAAAATCTCCGGCACCGGAGTCCCTCGCGCAATCACCGCCTTCACCTGCGACAGGTGCGCCCGCGCTTTCTCAGACAGGCGCACAGGCGTCAACTTCTGCCCATCCCACCACATGAACCTACGGTCGTGGATAATCACACGCCTATCCGACATCGCCCTCGCCCATCACACATCCCCTCAAATTAATTCGCCATTAACTCGCCATTAATTCGCCGCGCCTCGAAATTAATTCGCCGCGCCTTCGCAGATAAGATCGGCAACGGTTGCGCCGTCGAACCAATAGTTGTTGATGGCGTCCATCGCGCCTTTGACCCGTTCACCAGCCGCCATGCGAATCTTCAGCGCCTCATTCAGCGCGGCTAGTTCGTCGGCGGTGTAAACGTAATCGGTATTATCGTGCGTGAACATCACTCCGTCCCCTCTACCCTGTTTATCATCTGCTGCACGTCATACAGCAACCGCGCCGCGCTATTCGGCTCCATGCCGCCATAGCCATCAGACTCATAATCGGCATAGCGGTCTAGATATTCCGCGCACTCGGCCAGCAAATCCAGTATCTCGGCCATCATTTCCGCCGCTCCCTCTCCAGCCGCGACCATCGCGCCAGCGCCTCACGCGCCACCTGCGCGGCCTCGTCACGCACCCGGCGGGCATGAACCCACCGCGCCCGCTCCTGCTCCGCAATCGCTGCATCCAGCGCGGCCAGTGTTTGCTGCCCCGTCATTTCATCGTTCCTTTTATAAGGCCCATCGGCGTCATCGACATCGCCCGCTCGTAGGCGTTTTTCTTCTTCACCGCAGATGAAAACTGCTGCGTCCTTAGCCACAAAAGCTCCTCCAGCACCTCCAGCATTTCAGGCGCGGCAGCGATTAACCGCGCGTTCGCCTGCGCGGTCTGCGCGTCCCAATCTTTCTCCATGATGCAGACTGGCAGCCAGCGCGCCTCGCCATCAGGCCCCGGCTCGCACAGCGCCTCAACCCCTTTCTTGATCCCGAACCCATCCCGCATAACAAACCACGGCCCCGGCGTGTGTCCCGTCATTTCACTCTCCCTTCGCTCTCGATATCACTGACGCAATCGCCGCCAGCACTTCGTCGTCTTCGCCCTCGAAGTTCGACGCCTCCAGACAATCACACGCAACCTCTAACATTTTCAGCATCTCAGGCGCGGCAGCGATCAGGCGGGCATTCGCCATCGCCGTTGCATCGTTATGCAAGCCCGGTTGCCCAAACAGGTGGGCGTTCGTCGTGCAGATATCCGCGACGGTTTCGCTCTCAATTTCGACCTGATACCCGACCGCGAACCACGGCCCCGGTGTGTGCTTCGCGCTCATGCGTCCGCCTCCACTTCGCGCCAATCCTCGATCATGTGTTCCGCGATTTCGCGCCAGTTTACGTCCGCCAGAAACGCCAGCGCATAGTCCAGCACCATCCCGGAACCCTGTTCCGCCAGCGTTTCCTCCGCAAATTCGCGCAGCGTCTGGCCTAGATCGTAAGCATCCAAATCGTTATCGCTGGCGAAATCGCCACCGTCGAACATCTCCAGATTAACGCGCCACGTCGCGTAATTCGTCCAACCGTTGTAATCGCTCATCGTCCCTGCTCCCTCACACTCGCGTTAAACCGCTGCAGCCACTGCAGCGCCGTCAAAACTTCATATCGCGCACGATCCACAGCACCCGCCGTCCGAGACGAAAACGTCTCCAGCACAGGCTTGCCGGTCGCGCGGCTCACGATAATCCAACCCATCACAATCTCCCTCAGATAAGCGCCAGAACGGCGACCACGATACCCAGCGCGGCAACGGCCAGCGCGGATTGCAAACGGCCCTCGGTCATGCCACAGCCCTCACGATTGCGTAGGACGGTGGCACCGCCAGAACCCGACCAATCAGATCGGCGCACCACGCCCGGTTAAACGGGCAATCAATAACGCGCCACATCATGCCACACCCGCCTTCCGCAGCGCGGCACAGGCCGCAGCAATCGCCGCCGTTTCTTCTGCATTTCTCGGCGGTGACAGCGTGTCCACAGCCAGCCGCAGCGCCGCCAACAGATCAGGCGCGGCGGCAATCAGCGCGGCGTTGGCTGCTGCAATACCCTGATCACGGTTCGCCAAAACATCCGTTGGCAGATTATTGACGGTGCAAATGTGACCGCCGATCATGTGGCCCAGCATCCGAATGTTATACTGGCGGTGCGTGTGGTCGCCCTCATACGTCCACGGCCCCGGTGCGTGACCCCCGCTCATGCCGCCACCTTCAGCGAGACGGTGAAAAAGAAAGGCGTGTAAGCCTTGCAATTTTTAGCAAGCGCGTCGGCGCGGGCGGCAGCTTCGTCGGCAAATTGCACGTCGAGATGGGTGATGTGCTGGCCGTTGGCGACGCGGTAGGCTTTGACGAGAAACATCGGTCGGTCTCCTGACTGCGGGGCAGCGCCCCGTTGTTGATGCCCCCCGCTCATGCCACACCCGCCACAGTCGGAACCTTCAGCACATAACGATCAACAATCGCCTGCGCCCGCTCCACCTGCTCCGCCGGGAAGTGTTCCGGGAAAGAAACGACCACGCACTGCGCGGCGCAATCCTCCTCATACCAGCACGACGAACCCGACCAATAAGCCGCATAATCGCGCATCGCTTCCTGCACCCGGCCCAACAATTCCGGGCTAACCCAGATGCCGCCATGCGATGCCGTGGACACGTAAACGATGCCCTCCGCGATGATTTCTTCGTCCTGAACGATGCCCCAAGGGCTGCTCTTACCAACAAACATACATGCTCCCTACGTTCAGCGGCTCGTCAAGAAACCGCTACACATCGCTATTCGCTGACGTGTTTTTCTGCAACTACAATCAGCAGCATAAACGGATGTATTTATAACCGATGCCGGATTTATACGAAAACCAACGCAAGCCTGTATGATACAGTATATCACAAAACACCTAAGTCACTGCAATCACACGGAAAAACCTATTTATTAAGAAACCCTTAATCATACGGACTAAGCCACTGAAAACAAAGGAAACAAACGGAAAGCGGGGAAAATCATACAGTGACTGTATGACTCGCAAGCTCTTGAAAACGCTCGATAAAGTGGCTGTTAATGTGAAAATAAAACGGATTTTAAAAAGATAGAGCCCCATAGATATAGCCATACCCCCCGTATTAGTAAACCAACACACTAAAAATCCTATTGGGGTTATATATCTATTTTCTGTTTTATTTATAATAATAATAGGGAAAAGAGATATAAAAACAAAGGCTTGGGACTCATACAGAGGCCGTTTTATTTGGCGTTTTTCCGTTTGAAAAAACGTTTTATCGAATGAAATCAGTGGCTTGGACTGTATTACTGCACGTTACGTTAAACGGGGGCTTCATCCGTTAATTCAGCCGGGTGACAGGCTCTGGCGGTGGGTGTGCGGGGCGATGTGCGGGATGCAGGGATGCGGGCCTGCCTATGCGGTTCAACCGGGGAGCGATTTTAAAGCCCTCTCAGCGCGTCCGGGCGCCGGGGGTGGTGCTGGTGCCTGCGCGATGTTGGCGGCGCCGTGCGGTGCCTCTGGCGGGCAAAAGAAAAGCCCGCCGGGTGAGGGCGGGCTAGGTGGGGGTGATGCTGAGCTATCAGGCGACGCGCTGTATCCCCAGCCCTGATTTATCGCACCACAGGCGATAGGTGGTGCCTGCCGGCGAGGCGAACGTGCCACCCCTCCCGGTCTGCCAGTAATCTTGAGCGCCCAGCCAAAGGCCCTTCTCGTGCACGTAACACCCGAATTCAAACATGCGGTGCAGGCGGCTGCCCCATGGGTGGGGGTTGATATACCGGGCTCGGCCCCCGTCGCGGGCGACGCGCTCGCTCTCGGCATATCCCGCGCGAAGGGCGGCGTAGTCGGCGTTTGTCATCTTGGCCATGCTCAAGCCTCCCACAGTGCGAAGCCGCGCGGCAGGCGGTCTAAACCGGCCCATTGCCGCGCCCAAGCGCGGGCGGCTGTCTTGCTGTCGGCTGATACCGGCCCCAGCGCATAGGGATTGCCGGGGAAGTGCAGATAATAGCGTTTCATGGTGCTGGTTCCTCTCTTTGCGTTTCGACGTTAATAACGAACACCGGGGCATTCGGGCAGGTCGGCGACGATTGCCGCCAGAGGCTCCCAAGTAATGCCTTCGCGCCATGAAACACCGTAGGTGCCATATTCCGACGTGGTGGCGGTGCAATGGCCCCAGCCATTGCGCGTGGTCATATCCCAAACGCTCTGCAAACGGTCGCGCAAAGTGTCGGGGGCGTCGGCGATACGTTCGGCCAAACGCGCTAGGGCTTGCGTCGGCGTGTCGCCGGTAACGTAAACCGGGCGATACTTGCCAAGAAAATAGGCGGAAGCGGTATAGGTGGTCATGGTGCTGTTAATCCTTCGCTGCGTTGGGAGTGATTGCCTTGATCAAGGCGTCAATGTCGTCGGCTAGATCAAGCCAGCGGGCGGCTAAGTCGTCGGGCTGGTCGGTGCGGTTGCCATTGGCGCGGGCTTCAATAATCCAATCGCGAATAGACTGTTCCATGTCTCTTGCTCCCAGTGTGTTGCATCACATTGCAATGTGATGGGGGAGGCCTAAGCCTCCCCCGGTGTGATTAGGCGGTCAGGCCGCAAGCCTCGATGAACCGGGCGCGGTCGAACCGGGGGTTGTCCTGCCGCAGCTGGTCGCCCAGCCGCATGGCAACGTGCCGGACGCCTAGGTGCTCCCCGGCCATGAGGGCGCGGGTGCGGTCGCACACAGCCATAGGGGCAGACTCCCGCTCAATGTCGGCCAGTAGCTCGCTGATGGTGGCGGCAATCATCACGTAATCTTTGCGTGTCATGGTCTGTTTCCTTTCAGGGATGGTTCAGGCGAGGCCAAGTTTCTTGTGTGCGTCTTCCATGCTGCTGGCATAGAACCCGACGACCCTTCCGGGCATGGTTGTCGCTGGCCCGTTCAGGTAGCTCACCCAATATTCACGGCCCGGAACGTTGCGTTGGCGTGGCCAATATGTGTCGCAGCAAAGCCAGAGGGTGCCGTCGGCTTGCTCAATGGTGGTGCGTGTCATGGTCGTTCCTTTCGTGGTGGTGGGCCGGCGCTGGGCCGGCCCTGTTGCTATTAGCGTTGCGCGGCGTTGTAGAGCGCGGTTGTCGCGGCGTTGTCGGTGTGGTCTGCAATCAGTTCCTCGCCGGTTTCGTCGTTGCCCCAAACAAGGAGGGCGCTGCCGACGTGTTCCCCGGCGCTGTTGCGGAACCGCAGAGTGTCATGGCCGGTGGTGGCCAGCGCGGGCAGGATCACCGCCTCGCTGTCGCTGCGCTTGACCGTCCACTCTTCGCCATCGTTGACCGAGACGGTGAAGCCGGCATTGATCGCGGCGCGCACCAGCCGGGTGGCAACGCCACGCTCGCCGGATGTGGTGTAATCTTTATTCATGTCTGTTTCCTTTCCACTAGACTGGGCATATCGCCCATGAACAGGAAACCACGAAACAGCGCATACGGTCAACCGTAAACGTCAACAACCATCACCAGATGCGGACATATATTCAGCCGGATGTGGTGCAATGCCCGCCCTGTTTCTGGCTGGGGGCGGCTATGGCACTGCCCGCGCACCCCCACCCACCCACTCGCGCCCGCGAGCCGCAGCTTTTATCCTATATATACCCACTCTCCCCCACATTTCGCTCCAAATCCGTCTGGGCTACGCACAGACCCCCCACCCCCTAAAACACCCCCCTTTGTTTTTAACTGTGGTTCCATATATAATAATTTATTGCGCTGAACGGTTTGGATGATTATGTTTGCTGGCATGGATGATTTAGACACGATAACCGCTGAGGATCGGGACGCGATTTTTGCGCGTGTTTATGTTGAGCAGCGTGCGTTGAAGAAGGGGAACGCGGCTGAGATTGCGTGTGTTCGGGCTGGGATTACGAGCCCTGAGTTGAACATGTCGATTGTCGCTTCAAGGCAGCTGGCGCGTCCTGAGGTTCAGCGGTTGATTATGGCGGCTGAGGCTTCGGGGGTTGAGGTTGAGCGCCGGGAGTATACGCGGGATTTGTTTTTGGATGAGTTGCAGGCTGTTGTTCAGGCGGCGATGGACAAGGGTGCGTATCCGAGTGCGATTAGTGCTGTGAAGACGCAGGCACAGTTGCTGGGGATGTTGGATCAGACGGTGAATGTGAACCACAGTGTGAGTGCGAAGGATCTGGATTTGGCAACGCTCAGGGCGATGGTTGCAGATCGGGCGAGGCCGGTGAATGTGATTGAGGGGACGTTGGTTCGTGGGATTGGGGATGATGTATGACGCAGCGTCTGACTGGGATGGGAAACGGCACGATTGCCAGAATGTATTTGGGTAACAGGATATACAGTCCTGCTGTTACCAAGAGTTCGGGTTTGATAATTTCTGCGCCTCACAACGGGAGTAGAATTGCGATACAGGCTAAGTCTATTCCGCCATTGGCTGATTACGAAAAATGGTTTCGGGGCGGCAACTGCAGGTTAGGCGGTAAAAGCAGCCCAGCGAAGATAAGACGGATTGTGATTATGCGCAGGCAGGGGTCGACTTGGAGGGAGTGCGGCGTGGCGGTGGGCGCAACGGAAAATACCGTTAAGAACTGGGTTGAGTTTCTGCCCTTGGATTTGGCTGTTTAGATGAACGACGACCTGACGCTGGATGAATTGCTGGCGGAGTTGGTTTCCCGCGAGGAGGCGATATCGTCGTTTGCGAAGTATGTTGAGTATGTGAGTGGTCTGAAGCCGCCGCCGCATTTGCGGTTGGTGTGTGAAAAGCTGGATGCGGTTGCGCGCGGTGAGATCCGCCGTTTGATGATTAGCATGCCTCCGGGTCACGGGAAGTCGTTTGCGGCGTCTCACTATTTCCCGGCGTATTATCTGTCGAAGAACCCTGACCGGAACGTGATTTTTGCGACACACAAGCAGGAGTTGTCGGATTCGTTTGGTTTGAAGGTGCGGAACGTCATCAAGGGTGACGAGCACCGCCGGCTGTTCCCGGGCGTTGGGATTAGCGCGGACAAGACGGCGGCTGGGGAGTGGATGACGACGGGGAGTGGTGGTTATCACGCGACCGCGGTTGGGGCGAACGTGACGGGTCGTCGTGGGGACATATTGATTGGGGACGATTTGCTGTCTGGGATTCAGGCGGCGGAGAGTGAGAGTGAGCGTAACAAGTTGTGGTCGTGGTATGGCGCGGATTTTTTCACGCGTCGGAAGAACAAGGACACGCCGATAGTTTTGATTGGGACGCGCTGGCATCTGGGTGACCACATGGGTCGTCTGGATCAGGCGGAGAGGGATGGTGAGGGGGAGAAGTGGGAGCGGGTGATATTGCCCGCTATGGCGGTGGATAAGGACATTCTTGGGCGCAAGCCCGGGGATGCACTGTGGCCGGAGCAGTTCCCGAAAGAGGAACTTGAGAATATCCGCCGCCAGCCATCGACGACGTCTAGGATCTGGTCGTCGTTGTATCAGCAGAACCCGGTGGTTGATGATGGTGGCATCATCGATCAGACGTGGTTTAAGTGGTGGCGCTCCCCCGAGCCGCCGAAGGTGAAGTATGTTTTGCAGGCGTGGGACACGGCGCTGACGGCGAATAAGACGTCGGCGTTTAGTGCGTCGACGACGTGGGGTGTGTTCGATGACGACAATGGGATTCCGAACCTGATTTTGCTGAGTGTGTGGCGGGAGCGGGCGGAGTGGCCGATTCTGAGGCGCATGGTGCAGCGGATGGCGACGGATTATCGGGACGATAACTATAAGCTGCCGATCAAGGCATCGCGGGAAAGGGCGCCGGATACGGTGCTGGTGGAGGCGAAGGCGAACGGTCAGATGCTGATACAGGATCTGGGGCGGGCGGGGATTGTGGCGACGCCGTTTAACCCGGATAAGTTCGGCGATAAGATTGCGCGTGTGCGGCTTGTGACGGATTTGATTGAGAACGGTCGGGTATGGCTGCCGACGATGAAGAATTCGCCGGATCAGTTGAGGCCGTGGGCGCGGGATTTTATGGAGCAGTGCGTGCAGTTTCCGGCGGCGGATTCGCGGGACTGGGTCGACACGATGACGATGGCGTTTTTGCGGATTAAGCAGAGTGGCTGGGTGGCGAACACGGAAGATCCGTATGAACCCGTGTATGACACGCCGCTTGAGCGTGTTGAGTTTTATTGGTAAGGATAGTTATGGCACGCAGACCGACATCGCTCGCTGACACGCTCCGCCCTGCGTTCGAAGGGATTGGCGGCGTCGATGTGGATTTGCCGTTGGATGCCGCCGATATTGAGATCGACGACGACGGCCCGGCGATGATTGACGGCGCGGAGTTCACGGAACTGGACGACGGCGGGGTCGAGATTGATTTCGAGCCTGAGACGGATTTGCCGGAAGAGGCGCCGTTTGACGCGAATCTGGCGCTGTACATGGACGATATGGACATGAACACGCTTGGCGAGACGTTGCTGAGCGGTGTCGAGGAAGACAAGCAGTCGCGCGGTGACTGGGAAGCGACGATGTCTGAGGGCATCAAGCTGATGGGTCTGAAGATTGAGGACCGCCAGACGCCGTTTAAGGGCGCGTGCGGCGTCTATGACCCGCTGATGGCTGAGGCTGTGGTGCGCTGGCAGGCTGTGGCCGCTGGTGAGTTGATGCCGGCGGCTGGCCCGGTGAAAACGCAGGTGATTGGGGTCGCGAACGAGCAGCTGGAGGCGCAGGCGTCCCGGGTGCAGCAGTTCATGAACCTGTATCTGACGGAATTGGCGCCGGAATTCTACGAAGAATTCGACCAGATGCTGTTCTGGCTGCCGCTGGTGGGCTCGACGTTTAAGAAGACGTATCAAGATCGGCTTCTGGGGCGTCCGGTGAGCCGTTTTGTGCTGCCGGATAACTTTATCGCGTCGTATGGTACGACGGATTTGGCGACCAGCCCGCGTTTCTGCCACATAACGCCGATGACTCGCCGGAATTTCCGGTTGGCGCAGCTGGCGGGCGTGTATCGGGACATCGATCTGGGTGATCCGCAGGCGGACGATAGCTCGCAGACGCCGATTCAGGCGGAAGTGGACGGCGTTCAGGGCGTGGAGCCGGGTGCTGAGGGCACTGAGGAGTACCGGATCTACGAGGTGTACGCGGATCTGAACCTTGTGGGGTATGAGAACGAGGATGGCATCCCGCTGCCGTATGTCGTGACGATTGAAGAGGGAACCCGGAAGGTTCTGTCGGTTTATCGGAACTACGACGAGGGGGACCCGACGTTCCAGCGGAAGAACCCGTTCACGCACTATAAGTTCATGCCGGGCGTTGGGTTCTACGGTCTGGGTTATTCGCACTTGCTGGGGAATTCGGCGAAGACGGCGACGTCGATCCGCCGCCAGCTGATTGATGCGGGCACGCTGAATAACTTCCCGGGCGGCTTGCGCGTGAAGGGCATGCGGCTGGAGGACAACAACATCGGTATTGGTCCGACGGAGTTCCGCGAGATCGATACCGGCGGCTTGCCGATCCAGAACGCGATCATGACGATGCCGTATAAGGAGCCGTCACAGGTATCGCTGGCGCTGCTGAAGGAAACCTACGAAGCCGCCCGGAATCTGGCGAACACGACGGAGATTGCGGTCGGCGAGGGGCGTCAGGATGCGCCTGTAGGCACGACGGTGGCGTTAATGGAGGCGGCGACCCGTCTGCAGTCGGCGACACTGAAGCGCTGCCACAGGGCGTTTAGCCGCGAACTGAAGCTGATTGCGGATCTGTTCGGGAAGTATCTGCCGGATGAGCCGTATCCGTTCCCGGTGCGCGGCGGCATGGCGGCGATTATGCGCGAGGATTTCGCGAATAACATCGACGTGATCCCGGTGTCCGATCCGAACATTTCATCGTCGGCCCAGCGGATGATGCGTGCCGAGGCGTTGCTGCGGTTTGCGACGCAGCAGCCGGATCAGCACAATCTGCGGGAAGCGTATCGGCAGATGTACGTCGAGATGGGCGTTGCGCCTGAGAAGATTGAATTGATTCTGGCGCCGGAGCGTCAGAAGCCGCGTCCGTTGGATCCGCTGACGGAGAATCAGAACGCGATTGTGGGCATGCCGCTGGTGGCGGGTGCGTATCAGGATCACGACGCGCACATCGCGGCACACGCGCCGATTGCGCAGGATAATCCGATTCTGCAGGCGCACATCAACGAGCACTTGGCGCTGAAGATGCGTCAGCAGGTTGAGCAGATCATTGGCCAGCCGCTGCCGCCTCCGGGTATGCCGATGCCTCCGGAGCTTGAGAACCAGCTGGCGGTCATGGTTGCGCAGGCTATGCAGCAGCTGGCGCCGATGTATAAGCCGCAGCCTGAGGTCGATCAGATGGCGCAGGTTGAGATGCAGAAGCTGCAGATCAAGCAGGCGGATAACGAGCGCGATGCTCAGGTGGAGCTTGCGAAGGCTCAGATGGAAGCTCAGACTGACGCGGCGAATCGCGCATCGAGAGAGAAGATTGCGGCAATGAAGCTGCAGTCGGAGGCCCTGCGGAACCTTGGAGGTTTTCAATGAAGACGACTGATATGCGGGCCAAGGCTCGTGCGATTTTCGGTTCGGCAATTGCTGAGCCTATGCCGAACCAGCCGAACGGTGCGAAGGCCCTGCAGCAGCGCGCGAACGCTCGTCCGATCCCGACCTATAAGGTTGGCGGTCCGGTGAAGAAGCCGATGCCGACGCCGGCTGACCTCGCCGCTGCCAAGGCGCAGAACGAGATGATTAAGAAGGCGACGGTCTCGAAAGAGGATGCCGCCAGATTTGCCACAGGCAACCGCAATTCGCGCCTAACGGGCGAAGAGATGAAGAAGATGAAGATGGCTATGGGCGGCAAGGTCCAGACGTCATCTGACACCGCACGCAAGCTGGCCACCGAGATGGGCGGCTACAAGAAGGGCGGCAAGGTTAAGCCTGTCGAGCTCGACATGAAGATGCTGGAGGAAATGTCCCGGCCCCGTGCCCCGCTACCGAATCTTGAATCCAAGGTGGCGGAAGCCCGCAACCTGAACACTGTGCGCGCTAAGGAAACCTCCGACGCGGCGAAGAAGCAGTCGTTCAAAGAAGCGTTCAATGAGGCGCGCCGCGATCAGGGCGCGAATGGCGTCTTCACTTGGCGGGGTAACACCTACAACACCAAGATGGCCGGTGAAACGTCGAAGGCTGGTCGCGCTGCTGCTCCGGCTCCGGCTCCGATCCGGGCCGCTGCCGCTGCGCCTCCGGCTGCCGCTCCGGCGCCTCGCGGGAACCCGCCTGCCGCTGCGACTGAGACTCCTGCCGCCACTCCGACTCGTGGCGCGTCGTCCGCGCCTGCTGGCTCGAACCGTGCCGCTGCGCCTGCTGGCACAGCCCGTGCGGCTGCGAAAGGTAGCGATGCGGGCTCTAATAGCGGCCTAGGCAGTGCAATTAACCGTGGCGTGGGCGCTATTCAGGATCAGATGTCGACTCAGGCTCGTAACATGGCCAAGAATCGCGAGGAGAACCCCGACATCTTTACTCGCATCGCTAACGCATTAAGTGAGCGCCGAAAGGCTAAAGCCGATAGTAAGGCGGCAAAGGATGCGGCGCGTAGGGACTACGACGCCAAGGCTGGCAAGGCTGGCATTGGTGTAATGCTAGAACGTCCGCCGCGTTCCGTTAATTATGCCAAGGGCGGCAAGGTCAAGGAAGCCAAGCCGAAGGACGGTCTGGCTGTCATGATTGCCATTGGTAAGCCGATGAAGCCGGCCAAGAAGATGAACGGCGGCGCGATGGCTGCTGGCTCGAAGGACATGGAAGCGTCGAAGGTGACGCGCGCTATGGCTATGGGCGGTGACCCGATGGGTTACATGGGTGGCGGCTCTCCGATGGGCTACGCGGCTGGCGGCGCTGGTAAGACGCGCAAGGGTCAGGCGCCGATCAAGAAGGCTCAGGGCGGCGCTGCGAAGGTCCGCAAGGGCATGATGACGCCTGAGGGCAACATCATCGACGTCATGAACAAGATGCGCGGCAAATAAGGGCGAGTGCGCGGCTGTGCCTGCAAGATCAAAGCGTCAGTATCGCTTGATGAGTGCAGCCGCGCATAACCCTGCCTTTGCGAAGGCCGTGAGAATTCCGCAGAAGATTGGCAAAGACTATATCGCTGCGACCAAGAATTACAAAAAACTACCGGAGAGTGTGAATGTCAGCCGAGGAACTCGGGCGCCGCGCGATTGAGCGCATAGGCGAACTGCGCGACCGCGCCACTGAATACAGTCTTAATGTCCGTTTTAGGCCGTCGAGCTTTGGGGAGAAGCACATCCCTGCGCTGACGGCAGAAGAGATTGCCCTTCAGGTTCTGGAGGGTAATGCGTTGGTGCGCGCCTACACGGCTGCGATTAGCGTCATCAACGACGAGTACAAGCGTATGTTGCAGCCAGACGACGATAAAAAACCGGATACCAGAAAAGGGAGTATGTATTGATGAGTATGAGCAAGATCGAGCCACACGAGGAGGCTCTGGCTAAGGAGTTGATCGACGAAGAATTCACGGCCATTACGGGTCGTTCGTTCGATATGCAGCCAGCGGGCTATCTCGTGGCCGTAAAAATTTACGTGCGTCCTGAAGAGCTTAAGACGATCACGCAGGAAGACGGGACGGAAGTCACGCTGTATCTGCCGGATACCGTGCGCGCCGAGGACAAGTATTCTTCGGTGTCTGCGCTGGTGTGCGCCGTTGGTCCCGAAGCCTATCAGGGCGAGAAGTTCGAACGTTCCGGGCCTTGGTGCAAGGTCGGCGATTGGATCCTGATTCCGCGCTATGAGTCGACGATGGTTTCCTATCGCGGCGTTGCGATGGCTCTGCTCCCCGACGACCGTGTGATGGCCGTGATCAGCGGGCCGGAAGATGTGATGTCAGGTAAGTTTGCTGGAAACTTCTAAGGAGCTAAAGCATGTCTATTGATCCAGAAAATCAAGAGCTTCCGTATACCGACGACGGTCCCACCGAGGACGTCGATATCGAGATTACGGAAGAGGTCCTCTCTTTCACT